CCGAGCTAACACCAAGGTGTCTATCACGTTGTCGTGAGTGAACCCATATAACTTCCGTAGGGCAGGGACATCAAAGCCTATGACGTTGTGTCCTACAATAGTCTCAGCGTTCTTTAACTTCTCTAGTCCTTCATCAATGTTACCTGCTACTGTGCTGTAACTACTCATCTCTTGAGTGTATGACTCGTAGATTGATAAGCAATGTAGTGTGTCTAGGTCACTTAGTGTTGCCCAGTTTTTAATTCCGTTTGTCTCTATATCAAATGTCAGTGTGTTCATATGTTATTGTGTAGTTCTGTGGCATTATACCTGCGACATTGTAATCAATCCATTCTACTGCTTCCTCATCTGTCATGCCTTGCGACATAAACACCTTGATAAGTTTTGCATACGAATAGACTAAGTACCCTCTATTATCGTGACCAATGATTGCATCATCGCAACCATCAAATCGTATCGCCTCGTCAACTAAGCTCTCCATTGTTTTTAAGTTCTGTTAATCGTTCTAGTGGTAAGAGGATACCCTTGCTGGAGTTCTTGTCTCCACCTCGTTTATCCATAGTGCTGCCCTTCATTGGTTCAATCATCTCCTTGAGTTTGTTAGTCTCAATAAAGATGAAAAGATTCTCGAAAACAAAGCACCAGTAGTCTGCTTCGGAGCGAGAGATACCAGACGGCTTCCCCCGTGATTCATATTCGATATATAAGTTGCCAGTAGTTTTTGCTTTAAGGTCGCGTTTGACTTCGACTTTCTTGCCTTGTAAAAGGTCAGCCACTTGCTTCTCAGCAACTTGCCCCACCTTGAGGTCGTATCTAAAGTTTGAACAATATTCCATAATTTAAAAATAATTTTCACCTGTGTCTCCCTCTGTTAATTTTTCCTCCGTCAATCGTCCTGTCTCTCCTTGCCACCGTAAGTTGCAAGCAACACCAGTATCACCACTGAATCTATTCTTCAGGACTCTTACTGATGTGAGATGTTTACTCTCTGCGTCTTGTTGATTTCGTTCTAAACCAATAACCATATCGCTTAGTTGTGCGATACCTGCCGACCCACGGAGTTGTGCTACGGATGTCGTTGCACCATCTTCATGTCCTCTACCTTCTGGTCGCTTCAAGTGACTGACAAGTATGACACCCATCTTGCACTCTTCGACCAAGGCACGCAGCTTTGTCATTAGGTTGTCTATCATCCGACGTTCGTCACCTTCAGAGCTACCTGATATAACGATTGAGATGTGGTCGAGAACTATATACTCAACATCTAATGACTTAGCCATGTATCTTATGTGACCAACAAGCTTGTCTCCTTCCAGAGAACCCCAGTGGTCATATAAAAAGAATCTACCATTACCCACGGTAGCCTCGTATGCTGCTTTGTATTCCTCATTAGCATCGAAGTTATCTAGGTGTAGTAATTTATTGAGATGTAAACCAATGATACCATTACCAGTTCTCTCAACACTTTCTTCAAGTGCGATGTATCCAATCTTCTTATTGGTGGTGGTTAGTATATTGTAAGCTACCTCTTTACATATCTGTGACTTACCTATGCCACTACCAGCACAGAAAGTAATTATCTCTCCAGTGCGGATACCGCGAGTGACCTTGTTCAATCCCTCAAATGGATAGGGGATAGACTCAAAGTTCTTAGGTGATGTAAGTCTTTCGTATAACTCATTGCCACCTACGATTGCATCTAGTCCCCACACCTTGGCGTTCCATATAGCCTTGAGTATTTCTTTGGGCTGCTCGGCTAACAACAATTCGTTAGCATCCTTCATGGGTAGGTTAGCAATCTTACACTTACCTGCTGGTATGATGTGAGCTACATCTTCCATGCCTTGCTTGCCAACCTCATCGGAGTCAAACATAAGCACAATCTCTTCAAACTTATTCAACCATTCAAGCTGACGTTTGAATAATGACTTTGCACTCTGCACTCCAGAGCTAAGAGAAACCACTTCCCAAGTGTTATTCTGAACCTGACTAACTGTAAGACAATCTATCTCACCCTCGGTGACTACTAATCGTTTACCACCATTGGGGAATAGGTGCTGTCCGAAGAAGTGAGTAGGAGAACCGTTACACTTAAATGTCTTATCAGCGTAACGATATTTTTGGGCAACGACTTTTTTATTTAAGTCACAATAGTTGGCGATGTGGACGGTCTGTCCATTAACCTCTCCTATTCTATAGTTGTATTTCTTACAGGTCTCTTCATGAATACCTCTCTTGGGAAGTGGCATGATTTTACCCTTAACGAAATTGTCTGCTACCTCTCCAACAACATTGTCATTGGTGGTAGTAAAGTCACCACAAGAATAACATTTAGTTGTTCCGTTGGTGTTTAATGTAAGTGCGTCACTGCTGCCACAGTCTGGGCAAGGTTGGTGTGTTTTTAGTGCTGTTAAATCATCCATGTGTTTGGTATTTCTTTGTGACACCACATAAACCCATGAGTGTCACACCATTGTGCGTATGTTGTTTTACTCTTTCGACTAAGAGTGTTGTATGCGTTCTGAAATACAAACCTGATGTCCAACTCTGGATGACACTCTTTAACGAGCTTGTGTTTAGTCCTATCGCTGGGTAGAAAATAACCTTTAACTTCAAGAATAACTCCGTTAGGTAAAATAAAATCAGGTTTGTAGTGGCTCGTTCTGTAATACTCCAACCTCAGAGTTTCGTAGGAGAAAGCAACCTTCGCATCTTTAAGTGCGCTAGCTACTCTCTCCTCGAAACCTGAACGGTAGGGAGATTTAGAACGGCGCTGCTTCCGACGATGTCTCATTCGTTTCCGTAAATGTTTCATTGAAGGACTCACCTGTATATCCCCCATCACTTTTACCGAAACCGTAGCTGTCGGAAGACCCACCTCCATACTCAATCAATTCAATAATTTGAACTGCCTTGAGACGTAGTGTGTATCCGAACCCTTGGCTTGGGATGAACCAGAAGTTTGGCTCAACAGCAAGTTTAAGTTCAGAACCACTGCCTACTTTTGGTGTGGCGATTTTACTTCCTTGGCTATCAAAGCAGACAACATTGAACTCAATGAGTCCTCTTGTTTTAGTCTGCCGTTGAGCTACCTGCTTGGCAAAAATCTCATAGTCCCCATCAGGAGTAATCCTTACTGGTTTGTTTGCTGATTTCTTCAGCTTCTTACCATGAGCTTTGCACTCAGCGTCATACGCTGCGTCATATAATTTATCGATGCCCAACTCAAAGGCTCTGAAGTCATCCTCACTTACGTGAAGCTTGCAAGAATACAAGCCGTCTTCGTTGAACTTTGTGTCTGGTGTATCGATACGTGGGTAAACTGCTTTACCCTGTGGTGTTGTTATTGTATTTGCCATAATATTATTTGCGTTCCTTTCTGATTATTAGAATTAATTGCATTAGCTGAAAAAGTATTCGCTGTCCTTGAGTTGTGTGAGGTCAGCGTTCCCATAGTCTGGCGGTTCTGGGAATGTAATGTCGGTGTTGTGTTCTTCTAGTTGATGTTTCCAATCTTGGAGGAGGTCAACACTAAACATCTCATAGAAGACATTTCGTATAACCTTACTCATCTTGTCACAGTTCGTTGAGTGTGTGCCGTAGCTGTCATGAACCATACTGAAATCATAGATGTCTTCTTGTTGGTTACACCGAATGACTGTCTTGTGTAACGCTGCGCCATCTAGTGCATGGACAAAGTTAGGACTGACACCATTGGATTGTTTCCGTGATGATATTTCATCCTTGGTATCATAGAAGGTTACGTGTGTAGCAGTGCCACCAATCCAAGTGCTTATCTTTTTCTCGTGTAACTTGTGATACTCTTGATGCACTGGGAAACCACTCGGACTTATCCAACTCATCGCTCGCTGTTGCTCTGAGATAAGTCTAGAACATTCTTGGAACCACTGCATACATTGCTTGGGTCTCTCAAGGACTGACTCAATCCCATTCCATACAAGTGTGGATAGGTAGTGGATGGCTTTATACTTTATGCCCTCGTCAAAGCGTGGCTTGGTTTTGTCTTTGTGAATCGTATCATCATACCACTCATTGATGTAGGCACGATTAGAATAGGGTGTAAGACCATAGCTGTAACACATCACAGGACGCTTGGTTGTCTTGCGGTCTAACCCAAAGTCTAACCACTGCTGACTGAACGCAACGCCTTGTTGTAAATCTATCTTGAGTTGTTCAACTACCTTGTCGGACACTACTCGGTAGATGTCGGCAGGTGTATCAGTTGGTAGAACATTGGTTGCTTGCATCCCATATTCATCACGGGTGAGCATTGAAAGTATCTGCAATCCATTGTTGGTGGCATCCATGTTCACAGGCAAGAAGCTATCTATCTTCTTGTTGACCATGTAGTTACGCCACTCAAAGCACCATGCCAAGAACTGCCAAGGGGTAGCTGCCTCTGTCCACAGTAGGTGTTCGGTAGGATTTTGTGCTATGTCTATTGCTATCTTGCCAAAGTCGTAAGCCCACTTAACACGCTCATCAAGTGATACCTTGTCGTTACCAAAAGTGTTGGCTCCGTGTATGGCTAACCATCTCGCATCCTTCTCGTTCTTAATTTTACAAGACCGATAGAACTGGAGTAGTCCCCGTGACATATCAGTGCCTTGAACACCAAGAAAGGCAGGGACATTGTAAACCCTCCCTCGGAAGTCACAGTTACTAGGGTAGAAGAAACGATTACCTTTTAGTTTCTCTGCTACATATAAAGTCTTGGACGTAAGCAGTCTTTTGCTACGTGTCGATAGGTTGCGACCATAGATGCCTGCTGCAATCCGTCTCCATGTAGTATTACTATCAGGGTTGTCATGAAAATCACTAGGAATATCTGGTAGTTCTTCATCCTCTCGGCTAGGTAGCTCACCTACTTGCACGTTGTTCTTCCAAGCCCAGTCCATCACCTTGTAAACATTATCGTTCACTGTCCAAGGTGTATTCTGGATGAGGTTACAAGCCTCCATCGGTTCTTCTAGCTTACCTTTGATAGACCTGATGTAATCCATGTTGGTGGACTTGATAAAGGGGAGTTTGGGAAGATAAGTGTCGGAGGAGCTATACCCACCTTCCCAAACAGACTGCCAAGGTGTTGGGAGTTCCACGCTTGGTAGCCAGAATGGTTCAAGGAGTTCACGGTCGGTGTTATAATCCTCAATCCATTGTAGTGTTTCTTTTGTTGCCGTGACATATCTAGTAGGGGACTTCTTCTTACGCTTCCCGTCTTGCACATAGATATATTCGATTAACCCAGTGCTTACCCTGAGTATCTCTACTAAGTTTAGACCACAACTTAATCTGTCTCGTTGTCTCCACCCCTCCCACTCTGGCATCAATCCCTTATCGGTTTCATGGAGCATTGAACGTCTGATGTGCCGCCTTGTATTACCAAGACCGCCTCGCTTACGCTTTGCACCCAAGATGATGCCTTCTCCCTTAGGATTATTCCTAACTAGAAATGAACACCTTATCTCATCCTCGACTCGTGCGCCTACAAATGCAGCCACACTACTCATTGGTTTACGTAAGGTGATGCTATCTATAACTGCTTTGATTGCGATGAACGCAACCACGGGTGCTTTGCTCTCGACTATATCAATCTGCCACCTAGCTTTCGTCTTGGGTTTCTTCCAAGTCTTATAAGAATCTTGAATGGCTTTCGTTAAAAGTGGCAACGCTCCTCGCATCAATCTCTGCCCATACTTTGTCTCTCCTTCAACCTCTCTCGCCTTGGCACTTTCGATTTTATTTCGATAGCGACCCTTGCCAATTTCTGACATATCAGCGTTGAGTTTTTGTTGATTTAGCATAAGTAGGATTGTCCCTATACGGACAACGAAATCAATTTACTTTCATAAATGAAATAAATATTTGGTCTAGGGTATAGGGTGTGTTTGAGATAGTTTCAGATGTGTTATTAAATTACGTGGATTTTAAGTCCAGTGCGTCTACCATTCCGCCACGCTCGCATATTCCATATTCTTCAAAGATTTCAATGACTTACAACTAAAAAACTCAGCGAAAGAAATTGATATTAGGGACAAAAATAACGCAAGATTGTCCCTGATTTGTCCGTGGTTTGTCCCTAACTTTTTTGTATTCATGTTAGTTAACATCACTGTCGTTACCTTTATCAATTAATACTCGTTCACTGAGTCGTTCAATCTTAGACTTCAAACCTTCGATGTCGTTATTAAGGGTCTCGTTTTGTTTTGTCAAGGCATCACAAGCCTTGGTCATAGAATTTAATCCGCGTGTTAAAATACTTTCGGTATCAGGTGCGTATATTGACTCACTTTTTTTTGCTGGCATATTTAGTTTTACGTTTAGTTTTAGGTTTAGTTATCTTAAGCTTGGTAGCTTGCTTGATTAGTATTGTTGATGTTCTCATTTAGCTTGGTCTTGGTATTATATCTATTTGAGTGAAGTCTTTGACTGAGTTAAACCCCTTAACCCCTGAGAAGTATCCGTCGAATACATAATTAAGCTTT